TCATCCATCATCTTAATTATTTGTTGATTTTTATCAAAGATAATGTTTAATAATAGATTTTCTCTATTAATATCTTCTCTTGTCATAAGGTTTTTCCTCCTTATCGTTTGTATTCTGTTATTGCTATATATGTATTTGTGGTTGTTGTTGAAAAGTTTCTTTTTGCATATAGAGTATAGGTTGCTGAAACTCCAGCTGTATCAACAAATGCTATATTGCCACCAGCTGCTTGTCCAGCAAATCCTGTGTTCATTGCCCATGGCATTACTGCTACTGAAGTTCCATTTCTTCTTAATTCCAAATATCCTTTAGATTCTGTTCCGCCCCATCCAAATGTGGTTCCTGCTCTAACAGATAAGTAACCACCAGCTTGAGATGTTATTGCCAGAGTTCCAATTAAAGTCCAACCTGTACCAACAGCTACTCCACCTGGTGACGTAGCAACATTCTGTGTAATCTCACCACCAATAATCTTACTTGCTGTGATTGTATTAGCTACAATTCTATCTGCATTTAGAGTGTTTGTTGTAATACGACTTCCACTCATACTTCCAAATGTGATTCTATCAGCACTCATTCCACCCGTGGTAATATATGTAGCATTTATAGTTCCGCCAGTATTTTCGATATTACCTTTAACATACATGGTTGACCCATCCCAACGCATATATGTAGTAGAGCTTCCAATATCAAATTTCCATGCTCCAGCAGTATAACCCAACCAGAAACCTGAACCTGCTGAACCATATGTCTTTCCTGCAGATCTAATGAAACCTGCATCTGCAGTTGCTAGAGTTATATCACCTGCTGTAATTGATCCCAGATCTGCTGTAATTGCAGATAATTGACCAACATTCATTTTTCCAGCCGTAATAGTAGTAGCTGCTATCTCGGCTGCTGTAATTGTTAATGCCTGAATTTGTGTAGCTGTGACAGAACCAGTCGTGATCTTTCCACCATTAATTGTCGTTACACCTGGATTGTTATTGATTATAAATGCTGGGTCTGCACTCATTGAAACATTAATATCATCAAATACAGCATAACCAGCAGATCCGCTTGATGATAGAAACATAGATATATACTGGGTATTAGTCTGTGCAACCTCAAATGTTCCTGCTACCTCTTGCCACGATCCTGTAACCTCAGTTACACCGAGAGTTTGAGTTGATAACAATACCTTATCTTTATCATACTCACGAATATTCAAACTTACATTTCCATCATATGCTGCAGAAGCAAAATATCTATACGCCAGCCACAATAAATCACCCTGTTTGACTGGAAAATATGCTTGACCACCTGATATGTTTACAAATGATGTTTGTGTACCACCAGTTGGATCAAATCTAATTGCTTCTGAATTGTTAAATCCACCAGTTGCAATCCAATACTTTGTAAGTCCATCTATACCCCAATAGAAGTCATCCCCAATTGCTGTGGTCTTGCTGAATGTTGGATCATGAACTAGATTCCATGGATTTTTTTCAAATAGACTATCATATGATGCTTGAAGTTCATCACCTTCTCCAGAGTTAATATCTCCTAATGAAGTTGGTTTGTCTGTAATGTTTGTGTAACCACTTGAACCTGCTTCGAATGTTGCAACGCCCTTAATACTTAATGAAGATCCATTCCATTTCAGATATTCGCTTGCATCTCCAAGATTAAATTTATAATTTCCAGCATCATATCCTAACCAGAATCCTGCATCTGTATCAGCAAATGAAGTCTTACCTTGAGTTCGAATGAATCCTGAATTGTCAAGAGTTATATTTCCTGCAGTTATAGTTCCGAGGTCAGCAGAAATAGCAGATAATTGATTTGCAATAATCCATTCAGCAATAACCTGATCTGTAACAACATACTCGTAAAACTCTGTAGCATTTGTTAATAGATGTAATCTGACTTGTTTACCAACCAGACCATTTGGAAGTAATGCTATATTGATACTTCCATCTCCAGCATCAGCAGTCCAATAATTTGTTATTGCATCTGCCTCATTGGTTGCAACTAACAACCTACCTTCTGAATCAAGGGTATGGTCTCCTTCTGCTTTATAATAAGTCCAAGTCGTATCATCCTCTGAAATTGAAATATAACAATTGAATGTCTTGTCTGCCCAGATTGAAACTCTATCAATCAATTGAGCGATTGGGAAATCAACTTTAATCCAATCACCAGAATCATATGCAAGACCAGGTCCTGAGTTTCGAACGTGGTCGTATAGATATGCTAATGCATCTGCAGTTGTATCATAGTTATCATAGTAAGTCAGTCTTCCAGTTAACTCACCCTCAATATCGTCTTGAGTTAATGGAATAACTTCATCCTGGACAACATCTGACTTGATTCCAACTCCAAATAAATCATAAGGTTCTATCTGTGCTCTATATGTAGTATCCTTAACCAGATCAAACTCAGTCCAATAGTCTGTATTTGAAGATACTTGTGCTACTTCAGTTGTAGGTGGATTACTTGTATCCATATATACTTTGAAATGACTCATATCATTGTCAGTTGGTGTTATTGCAGACCAATCAACTTTGATACCGTTGAATACTGGAACTAACGTAGGCGACAAACCTGACATATCTGGAGCAGGATTCTCGGCAATTAGAACTCCAGCTTCGTTGGATTCCTTATCAAAGATATCTCTGGCGTAAACCTTGAACTTAAACTCCCTTAATGGAAGACCTCCCCCACTATCAAGCAAGTTCATTGCCATGGTGTAAATAAATTTATTGTTAGTCGTATACTCATTTCTTCTAACCACATCAAGAGTAGTTAAAATTTGAACATGATAATCTTTGTTTTTTGTCAATACAGAATCAAACGGAGCAGCTTGAAGTGGAATGACTGAGGTTGTATCATAATGAATCCCTGTAGTTGTATCTGTTAGTAATATAACTGGATCCCATGAAATCTCACAATCAGGTCCATCAAATGTAGTTGCATCTGGTCCATTAATAACTTCGAGTCCTGTAATGTTAGGTGGAGCACTTGGATCCGCATTTAAGACTACGTTTGATAATACTACCCACACAGATGGTTCGCCAAGACCAGTTGATCTAATTCTAAAATCATATACGTTAGATGGTAAAGGTTCTATATCTACATATGTATCAGATGTTCGCTTGCTTTCATTTATAGCATATGAACTATTTATGTTTTTCCATTGAATATCGTATTGAGTAAATCTAGTATCACGAGTGTGAATCCATGATAGCATTATTCCAAATTCTCGAGTTGAAATAGTCGAACTATTCTCATATGTATATACTTGTGCAACTAGATTTGTTGGTGGTTCTATTGGTGCTCTTGAATTTGGAATGTTTGAAATTGGTGGTGGGTTAAATATTTGACCATCTTCAATTCTATCAAACTTTGCTTCGTCGTAAATTGCAGCAGTAATCTCAAACATATTCTTTTCAACTTCAGCAACCTGTCCAACTCTGAATAGTCGTGGTACTAGATAATTAAGTCCAGTTAAAACCCAAACAGCATTAACGATTGGAATTGCTGTAGAATCTGTACTCCAAGCGCTATCAACTGTTAAAACTGTATGTGGTAGACCATCGGACGGAGTGGTTATATTCCTTTCTGCAATGGTTCCATCTTCCCTCATAACATCAATAGTATATACAATTGCTGATTCAAGAGTCACAGGACTATCTAAAGTTATAGTTGATGCCCCAATTGCAACTGCTCTTCCACCATATCTTAATGCTGCATAATGTGGATCTGTTACTTCTATAATGTCGCCCGGAACTACGTCTGCATGATCCCAGGATGCGCGATATGTGACAGTTTCTGTTTGAACCAACTCTGTATCAAGCAACCATCTTCCATATCTGTATGCTTGACCTCTGCTCGTACAACCGTATGCTGCAACATCAATTGGTCTATAACCATATCTTGAAATACCAGCTGCATCATCGACTGCTTCGACTGCTCGTCTATAAAAATCCTCTGGATCATTCCAAGTTACATTAACAGCAGTATGTCTATTCTGTAATGATGAACCACGATACATAAACTCACCATCAATAATGTTTGATTGATTGACTAATTTTGTGACTGGTTTTGGTGAATCTTGTGAAGCAGTTGCTTGACCGCCACCCCAATATGGCATACCACGGAAATTTGAAGTCAATGTTGATAAGATGTTAACTGCATCTTCTCTTGTTTGAATAACTCCGTTGAATGTAAATCT